CCGTCCAGCCGTCATCCTCCAGCACGCGGGTGAACCGCTCAAACCGGCCGGAGGCGTTGGAGTGCGCCGCCCGCCCCCTTGGGGGGGTAAGCATGGGGTAGGGCAAGGGAACGGACGGCGATCTGTTCATGCTTTGATCCTGTCACGACGAACAGAACAGATCAAGAACTTTTTCCCGCTTCCCCATGATTTTCGGCGGCCGATTTCACAGGCCTATTCGTTTTTCAGTGTAAGGGGATGAAAGGTTCTGGAGTGCGGGATTAGGCGGGATCAGGCGGGACTTAGCGGGACGAAACCCCGAAAAACCGCCCAAAATCGGCTTCTGGGGCATCATCGCGGCGGGCGGGCGCGCTGTCTAGAGTGAACGGTGTTTTAGACAGCCAGGCGGCCACGGAGGCCGCTGCGGGCACCGATCAGCACACAGCCCTTAGACGCCCTTAAGGCGCGCCTGAGGGGCGGATTTCCGGGGTTTCTTGCATGATTCCCTCTTCGGCCCAGACCGCAATAGGCGGTCGCGAGGGGGTGGCGAACTGGGAACTCGGTTCCCACTTCGCTCCGGAAGTGGGAACTCGCCAATTTACCTCGGCAGATCAGAGGGTTGTCACTTATGCGCGGCCTAAACGGCCCGCACGAGGTCGCAAAGAAGTGGGAACTGCTGCCAGCGGGATTACGGGCGCGATGCGCGCTCGATAAGCGCCCAGGCAGCGACCACGGCGGGGCCGAGAAGAAAGGCCCATCCGCAGATTGTGCTGAACCAGCCCAAAACCAACTTGTCGTCACCTGCAAGAATAAAAGACGAGCGTTGGGACGAGGCCTGCTCCAAACCCCTTGCCGCGATCGGACTGAAGGTCAGGCGACAGCACCTTGAAGGTTCCCGACCCGTCGTCCTTCAAAAGAGCCAGGAAGGTTTGCGCGCCAACATATCCGCCCATGCGGTTCTTCGCGTTAATGGACACTGTTGCCACGTAGCCATACCACTTCGCGCCGATAATGCGGCCTTCAGACTCAGGATTGATCCGTGCGCATCGAGCCTCAGGCTCAAACTTGTAGACGGCACTGTATGGGTCGAACAGCACCGCATCCATTGCCGCCTTGACTGAGTCCTTTTCGACTTCGGAGACAGGCCGAGCGCTGGCGGCAGTGATCATGAGTGCAGCTATGACCAAGATCGAAGCTATCGAGTTTGTTTGCATAGCCGACACCTTCAGTTACCCGCTTCGGTCAGGGTTTCGGACTCCGCCCCGTCGGACGAAGCCGCCGCCGCGTCCTTGCTTTTCGCGGCTGCCGCCTTTCGCCGCTCGGCCGACTGCTGCAGCTTGCGCAAGGCGGTCGCGGCCTTGGTTGCATCCTCGCTGTCGACGAGCTCGCGCTTGAGTACATCCTGCTTGAGGACCCGTGCGATTTCATCGTCCTCGATGCGCAGGCCCGGGTTGAGACGGCGCAGCTCGCGCCGAAGGTAGGAAAGCTGATCCGGCGCCATCAACAGTGCCGCGAGGGCGTATGGGCTGGTTGCCTGCCGGTTCATGAAGACCTGCTGCATCCCGGACTTGGTAAACTCCTCCCGGCTCAAATTGCCGAAAAGCGTGATCGCCTCTTCATTGCGATGGCCTACTGCGACGATGTCGATGTCCAGCACCAATGTGGCTGAGATCGGCTGCCCGAAACCGATCCGGAAGACCATCCATCGTGCGGCATTCGTGAGAACGACCCACTCGATCCCTTGGTTTGCACCGTAGTCGACCGCCTGTTTGATGTGGCTTTCCTTCAGGTCGACATTTACGGCCTTGGCCTCGACCAAAAATCGCACGTCGCTTTCGATCTTAACCGCCAGATCGACAAACGTTCCCCTGATCGCGAACTCAGTCGTTATTTCTGTATATTTGCGATAGCCCATAATCGCCGCGATCATGTCGCCGATGATGACGACTGTGTCGCTTTCGCTCACATCACGCTTGCGTGCTTCCTCAACGACATGAATGAACGGCTTCAACTCGGCGATAATTCGGGTTCTGACCTTCTGCGAGACCGGCATATCAATCCTCCTTTATATGCTCTGGCCGATCCAGCGGACACGGCCGATGATCTGCAAATCACCGAGGGCGTCGCCTTCAATGGTCGCCGCCGGATACAGGGGATTGTCGGACGCGATCTCGATCCCGGTCAAGGTGCGGCGGAAGCGCTTGATCCGGGCCTCATCGACGGCGACGAATGCGAAGACTGCGTCGGCCAGTCGCGTGTCGCGCTCGTCCACCAAGACCAAAGAGCCGTCACGGATGGTCGGCTCCATGCTGTCGCCCGTGACCTGAAATACCGCGAGGCCTCCCGCTCCTGCGCGGCCCAAGAGGCGGCGCAGCATCGCGCCTTCGAACGGAATCGAGCCCAATGATTGCGCGCGCTCGTTCCAGGCGCCGTCGCCCGCGGCTAGCCGCAGGTCGAAGCGTGGCACCATAACGAGGCCGTCCGGCGGTGCCTCGCCCATCTCGCCCTCGCCCGTTAGCAGCCATCGCAAGTCGATGCCTAGCTCGTCGGCGATCTTCAGAGCGTCGTCGGCTTTGGGCATGCGGCCCTTAACCCACCGGTCCATCGTCTGCGCCGGCACGCCGATAGCCCGCGCCACATTGGCTGGCGGACGGCCGCGCAGCGCCTGACGCATCCGATCTGCAAAGCCGAGCGACCCAGATTCCTCTTGCGGTGCATCCTGGGGCTTGAACATCCCGGTTTGTGGTGTATGTTCACCGAAACGGGGTGATTTGCCCCTTTTGGAAGACACAGACATGGCAGGACTTCACCCGGAAGAGATCAAGGCGCGCTTGCGCATGAAGTACGGGTCGATGAGCGCGTTCGAGATTACTCGCGGTCTGCCCAAGGACAGCGTTCGGGACGCGCTTAAGAACGGCCGCCCGCGGATCGAACGTGCCATCGCTGAGGCGCTGGGTCTGACGCCGGAATTCATCTGGCCTCACAGGTTCGTGCGCGGCGAGCGCCGCCTTCATTCGAGTCTCGCAACAGGTAACACGCGGGCTCGTGGCGAGTCCCGTCTAAAGGCGGGGGCGGTTTAGACATGGGCGACGCATCGCATTCCTGCGCTCCTGTTTCCGGTCTGGGTCTCTGGCTCAATACTGGTGCCGCCACGCGCCCGGTGGCGGACCGTGTCGATGCCTGGCTCAGAGGGCGGTGTCCGCCATCGCCGCCAGCATGTGCAGCATCTGCCGCGTGCGGTCCCGCACGTCCGGGCGCTCCTTCAGGTCGGGTGCCGACATGAGCGCGCGATCCTGGGCGAGCAGGTCCTCGGCGGCGATCAAGCCCTTGGCCGCCAGCACCCTCACCACCGAGGCGAGGGCTACACCCGCCGCCTGTGCGTCCCGCTCGGCTGTGTCCGCCTTCTCGGCCGCGTCGCGCAGGAGCTGGCCCAGCGCGGTCAGGTCATCGTCCATGAGGGCCTCCCCAAATTGCCGCCGCATCCTAACGGCTGGCGCGCCGGAGTCTCGTCAAATGGAAGGGGCGATTTAGACATGACCAAGATCTCGCCCGTGCCCAGCCCGGAGGCCGAGGAAACCATCCTGATCCCGATTGCGGCGATCCGGGTGGCCGATCGCATCCGGCCTGTCGATCCCGACCATGCCGAGTTCCTGCGCCAGGACATTCTGCGCCATGGCCTGCTGACGCGGATCGAAGTGTGCCACGAGGGCGACGGCTATCGCCTGGTCGCGGGGGCGCACCGTCTGGCTGCCTGCGCCGCGCTTGCCTGGTCGGAGATCCCGGCCGTGATCCGCGATCACGAGGCCCTGGGCCGACGGGCGCGCGAGATCAGCGAGAACCTTGTCCGGCACGAACTCAACGCGCTCGACCGCGCCGCCCATCTGGCTGAGCTCTACGCTCTGCTCCTGCAGGAGGCTGGGGTTGGCGACGGCGAGAGCGCGCGGAAGGTCAGCGCGCTTAAGCGGCACGGTAAGCCGATGCCGTCAGCGGATCTACTTGCGGCGACGGACGATGCAAGCGCCACCGTGGCGCTTGCATACCCCCTGCAGGACGACATTGCCGCCAAGGTCGGGCTTTCGAAGCGCGCCTTCCAGCGGGACCTGCAGATTTACCGGAACCTGTCGCCATCTGCGGCGGAGGCCCTGCGCGGCACCAAGGCGGAGCGCGCCACGACGGAGCTCCTGCGCCTTTCCGGCGTGGACTTCGACACGCAGGCCAAGGCGGTGGCACTTCTCGCGTCCGGCGAGGCACCGAACGCCGCCGCTGCGATCCGGGCCGCGGGAGGCGAGACCAAACCGGCCACTTCGAAGAAGCCGCACGAGAAGCTGTTCAGCGCCTTCTGCAGCCTCGATCCGCGCGAGAAGGCACGCCTGCTCGACGCGATCGCGGCCACCGTTTTGCCCCAAGGCTATTCGATCCGGACGCCGGCCAGGGCCAAGGGCACAGCCCATGGCTGAAACCGTCGAGATCGAGGTGCACATCGTCCGCCGCAGCGCCTCGGCGCTGCTGGTCCATGACGGCGAGCGGGAAGCGTGGCTGCCGAAGAGCCAGGTCAAGGTGCTGCCGGCGCCGTCGCGCGAGCGGCGCGAACACGCGCGCCTGACCGTGCCGGTGTGGCTCGCCGTCAAGAAGGGCTTCGTGTGATGGCGCGCGGCACGCTGGGCCTCTCTTACGCGGACGGACGGCGGATGGCGCTGCAGCTGATCCGCGACGCCCTCCACGGGTTCCGCGCGCGGGGCGGCGAAATGGCGCTGCCTACGGATTTCGCGCGCGGGTTCGAGAGCGTCGTCGCGGAGCTGGTCCCGCTGGTCGAGGCGCGGCTCGCGGAAGCCGAAAGGGCCGTCGCCGCAGAACTGGGCCTCTCTCGTGAGGTCCAGCCTTGACCGTTCATCGTTGCGCCCCGCGAGGGGCAACTCCCTGGGCCGCCCGGCAGGTCCAACTGAGCAGAAAGCGCGGATGCGGCCCTCGCGGGGTACGGCCTTCGGGCCGTGGCTTCATGACCGTCCAATCCGCGCGGTGCCGGGGCCTTCTCGCAGGGAGGTGCGCATGAGCGCGCCGCCCGAGCTCACGCTCTGCGCGACCGTCTCGCTGCCGCTGCAGGAGATGATCGTGGCGGCCGCCGCGCTGAGCCACAAGCGCGCGGAAGTCGCCCGCGCGATCCCGGTTGCCGAGGTGCAAGGCCATGACCTTGCGGCGGCGCAGATGCGGATCTTCCGCGACCAGCTGGACGAAGTGCTCGATTGCCTGCGCGCGGCCGCGCGCGAGGCCGGGTGGCCGATCGAGCGCCTCTTTGGGGCTGGGCCGCATGCCTAAGCGCCGCCTCAACCCGCCATCAGATGTCCATCAGGGCGATCTCTTCGCCTCGGCCGCCGCGCTCTATCCGGTCGCGGCGCCCGCCGGCGTCGTTACCGCCGAGGATTTCAACCGGCGGTTTTCGCAGGCCGTCTCCGAGGCCCTGCGGCTCTGCGGGCTGTCCCGCGCGCGCGTCGCCTTCGAAATGTCCGAGCTGCTCGGCGACGAGGTGACCGAGCACATGCTCAATGCCTATGCCTCACCCGCGCGGCCCGAGCACACGATCCCGATCGCGCGGCTGCGCGCGCTCGTTAAGGTCACCGGTGCGCTGTGGCTGCTCGACGTGGCGCTCGAAGGGCTCGGCGTGACGCTGCTGGCGGGGTCGGATGCGATCTACGCCCAGTCCGGCCTGATTGACCGGCAGATCGCGGCGCTGACCGAAGAGAAGAAGCGCTTGAAGGCGCTCGCGCCCGCCGCGCCCGCCACCCTCGCCATCAAGCGGAGGGGCGCATGAGCGCGCGGCCCTGGCTCACGGCGGCGGAGATCGCAGCCCTGGCACTGCCGGGCTTGCCTGCGACGAAGCGCGGCTTGAACAAGGTGCTGGAGCGCGAGGGCTGGGCTGCGGCGCGGGACACGAAAGGCGCCCCTCTTGCCCGCCCGCGCAGCGGTCGCGGCGGCGGCACCGAGTATCACATCTCTCTGCTGCCTGCCGCAGCGCGGGCGGTGCTGGCCCGCAACGCCGAGGCCGCGAAGCCCGAGCCGACACCGGCCGAACTCTGGGCGGCCTATGACGCACTCTCCGCGCGCGCCAAGCGCGAGGCCCAGGCGCGCCTGGCCGTCGTCCAGGCGGTCGAGACGCTGACACGAACCGGCCTCGCCAAGGCAGCCGCGGTCGCGCTGGCGGCCGCGCAGGCGCCGGACCAACCGTCGCCCTCAACCGTCTGGTCCTGGCTCAAAGCCTGCCAGGGCGTTGCCCCATGCGACCGGCTCCCGGCCTTGGCCCCGCGATCCGGCGGCGGACGGCCGGCCTCGGCGATCGACGAGACGGTCTACGCGCTCTTCCGGGACGACTGGCTGCGGCTTAGCAAGCCCTCATTCGAGGCCTGCTACCGGCATACAGTGCGGGCCGCGACGGCGCAGGGTCTCGCCGTGCCGCCGCTCGGCATCCTGAAGCGCAAGGTGCTGCGCGACGTGCCGAAGGCGATCCAGGTGCTGCGCCGCGAGGGCGCGGAAGCGGCTGGGCGGCTCTATCCGCATCTGACGCGCGACCGCTCGGCTTTCGCGGCCTGCGAGGCCTGGGTCGCGGACGGACATACGTTCGACGTCTTCGTGCGCTGGCCGGATGGCGAGATCGCGCGCCCCTGCATGGTCGCGGTCAGCGATCTCTACTCGAACAAGATCCTCGGCTGGCGCTTCGGGTTCAGCGAGAGCGCTGACGGCGTGAAACTCGCCTTCGGTGATGCGATGGCGGCCTATGGCCTGCCGTCGCAGATCTGGCTCGACAACGGCCGGGCGTTCGCCTCGAAGCAGGTCACCGGCGGGCAGCGCTCGCGCTACCGGTTCCGGGTCCGCGCCGAAGAGCCGATGGGCATGCTCACCATGCTGGGGATCGAGGCGCACTGGACGAAGCCCTATTCGGGCCAGTCCAAGCCCATTGAACGCAGCTTCCGGGATTTCGCGGGCGACACCGCCAAGCATCCGGCCTTCGAGGGCGCCTATACCGGCAACGCCCCGCACGCCAAGCCCGAGAATTACGCGAGCCGCGCCGTGCCGCTCGACGAGTTCATTCGCGTCGTCGAGCAGGAGATCGCCTTCTGGAACGCGCGCCCCGGCAGGCGGACCCCGATCGCGCAAGGGCGCTCGTTCGACCAGGTGTTCGCGGAAAGCTACGCCGCGTCGCCCGTGCGCCGTGCGACGCCGGAGCAGCTGCGCCTCGCGCTCCTGTCCAGCGAGGCGGTCACGCCCGACCGGCGCTCGGGCGCCGTCCGGATCGGCGGCAATAGCTACTGGACCGAAGGCATGGGCGCGCTGATCGGGCAGAAGGTTATGTTGCGCTTCGATCCGGAGCACCTGCACGGCGACGTGCACGTCTACAGCCTCGACGGGCGGTTCCTCATGACGGCGCCCTGCCACGAGCCGGTCGGGTTTGCCGACGCGGAGACCGGACGCGCACATGCGCGCACGCGTGCCGCGTTCCTGAAAGCCCAAAAGGCAATGTCGGAACAGCATCGCCGCTTCGAGGCGAGCGAACTGGCGGCGATGCAGGCGTCGATCGACGCGCCGGCCGAACCCGACGCGACGCCCGGCGTGATTGCGCCAGTCTTCGGGCTGAAGCGCGGGAACACGGCGCTCGCGCCCGCACCGCATGCCGAGCCGGTCTTGAGTTTTTCGGAGCGCGAGCGCCTGGCGCTTGCCGCGCGCGCCAATCGCGAGCTGCGGCTCGTTTCCTCGATCCCGGAGGCCGAGCGGCTTCCGGAATGAAGAAGGGCCCGGCGCTGGAACGCCGGACCCGGGATGCAACACGCAACAAAGCAACGAAGGATGCATAGCATGGGATACATTCCGCCGAAAGATGGCTTCGACGAGGCCATGATCGAGGCGGTCCGGATCAAGGCGCAGAGCCTGATCGACCGCGAGAAGCTGAAGCGCTCCCACATCGCCAAGGAAATCGATGTGCCGGAAGGCACGCTCGGTCCCTGGCTGAACGGCAAGTATCCGGGCGACAACGCCGGGGTCGCCGAGAAGGTCGACCGCTGGCTGCAGTGGAGGGCGGACAAGCAAGCCGAGATGCGCGTGAGCGTGACCCGCCCCGGCTTCGTGATGACGCCGACGGCCGACGCGGTTTTGCGCACACTCGATCACGCGCAAATGTTCGGGAAGCTCGTCCTCGTCCCATTGAAGCCGGGCTCGGGCAAGACCATGGCCTGCGATCAGCAGCGCCAGCAAAGGAACCGGGTCTATCTGGCGACCATGGCGCCATCGACGAGCGGGGTCGCCACCGCCCTGGCCGAGGTGCTCGCCGCCATGGGTGAGCCGGACGCTAAGGGCGCGCCCGCCGTCCTTGCGCGCCGGATCCGCGCCAAGGTGAAGGAGCACGGGGCTCTCATCATCCTGGACGAAGCCCAGCACCTCTCGGTGCAGGCGATCGAAGAGCTGCGTGCGATCCAGGACGCGACCGGCTGCGGCATGGCACTGGTCGGCGACGAGCGGTTGTCGGCGGTCTTTGACGGCACCGCATATGCGCAGTTGCGCCGGCGCATCGCGCGGCGATGCCCGCCCGTCCGTACGCTCGACGAGGACGTCCGGACCGTCGCCGGTGCCTGGGGTGTCACGGCCAAGGACGAAATCGACTTCCTGCGCCGCGTCGCAAAGCAGCCGGGCGCGCTCGGTGGTGTCGCCAACGTAATTGAGATGGCGACGCAGCTGGCGGCCCTCGAAGAGAAGCCGCGCGACCTCGGCCACATGATGTCGGCCTGGGCCGACCTCATGCCCGGTCAGGCGCTGTGAAGGAGGCCGCCTCATGCTGACCAAAGACCAAGAAACCGCGATCCTCGAAGCGCGCGCGCAGATCGAAAGCGCGCAGCACCTCGGGATGCTCGGCGTGCTCTCGCCAGAGGCCTTCGACGCGAAGATGCGTGTCGTCCTGAACCGGCTCGGCGTCGTGCTCGGCCAGGCTGAACCTCTGCCCGTCGATCTGCCGCCCGGCGTCGTGCGCCTCGATCCCTCTCGCGACCGGAGGCTGTCATGAACGTGAGCCCGAGCCCCACCGATCTTGCCTCAGACGGCGAGGCGGTGTTGGCGGCGGCGCGCGATGCGTCGCCACGGCCCGATCTCTCTGCGCTCCCGCCAGCGGCGGTCTTCGCTGCCGCCGCCGAACTCGCCGCGATCCGCGACTTCGCGCGCCTCGCCCGCAAGGCCGGCACGCTGACCTTTCGCGACATCCAGGCGGTCGCGCGGCTTGCCGCCACCTCGTTTCCGATCGCGCAAGCGGCGGCTGACTGCGCCGTCGCGCTTGCCGAGGCCGATGCGGGCGAGGCCAGCCGCGACCGCATCCTGCAGGCGTTCCTGCGGCGTGTCGTCGTCGTGCTGCCGGGCCATCAGCAGGAGGCGGTGCTGATCGCGATCGCGGCGCTCGGCCCGAAAACCGCCCCGGCAGCAGCGCAGCGCGCCGCCCTGACGCCGGCCGAAGTGCTCGGCCGGCAGACCGTGCCCGCCCGCGACGAGGGAGACCAGGCCCAATGAGCGCTAAACCGAAGACGATCCGAGCCAAGGCGCCCGCCATCGCGGTCCCCCAAGACCGGGAGGCGGCCTCCGCTCTGCTCGGCGAGTATGGCCGCCACGCAAATCAGCTGACGCTGATCGACGCCGCCTGCAAGGCGCAGACAGCGGCGGCGAAGGAGGCAGCCGAGCGACTTGCGGCCCCGCATAAGGCGGCTCTGAAGACCGCCTTGGCGGCGCTCAAGGCCTTCGGTGAAGCGCGGCGGGACGAGCTGCTTGGCCAGACCAGGGCCAAGACCGCCGATCTCGGGACCGGCCTGATCGGCTGGCGCGCCGATCCGCCGAGCGTGAAGATCACAGGCGAAAAGGAGCTGCTCGAACGCCTCACGGACGAACTCGCGCCGCTCCTGAGTGCGATCACTGCGTCGGCTCCGTTCCTCCGCGTCCGGATCGAGATCGACCGGCAGGCGATCCTGCGCGAGCCGTCGATCGCGGACGAGATGCCGGAGATCGCTGTGCTCACGGGAACCGAGAGCTTCTTCGTGCTGCCGGCCGGCCTCGAACTGAGCGAGGTGACACCGTGAGAATCGTTCAAGTTCAGAGCGGGAATGGCCAGCTGGTCACGCATTTCGAGCTCGACAATCGCTGGACGTTCAGCGCCGCCGCGATCGGGTACGGCCTCTACCATCTCGCGGTCTGGCCCACCTCGGCAGCGCGGTGGAAGGGTGGCGCCCGGGACGGGTTCGAGCACCTACTGTTCGAGGCCTCTCAGGACGAGGTGCTGAAGCATCTCGCCGAAACTGCCGCGCGCCCTGTCTGCCGCAACACCGGCAAGGTCCGCCGCGACTCGCGGGTGACGCCGTGATCGCCTCGGCCGAGCGGCTGCATGAACGCGCGGTGCGCCTGCGCCTCGAAACCTCGCCGGAGCGCCTGGCGGATGGCGCCTATTGCGTGCTGCTGACGCCGTCCGAGGCGGCGCAGCTCGCCGGATCGCTGGCGGCGGCATTGCCCGCCGCCACGACGCCGGCGCCGCGCCCGTCGGGCCGGTACGCGCCGCGCGTGGGTCTGACGCACAAGCAGGCGGCTTGCCTGACTGTCATCCGTACGCGCGTGACGGCGGATGGCATCGCCCCGACCTATGAAGAACCGATGGCCGAGCTGGGCCTCAGGTCAAAGTCGGGAGTGCACCGTCTGGTGACCGGCCTCGCCGAGCGCGGACACATCACGCGTCTGGCCGGGCACGGACGTTCGATCCAGCTTGTCGAGGAGGCCCGGCTGTGAACGCGCTCGTCGCGCTCGCTGTCCGGGAAGCCGGGGCCCTCTACGGGCTTGCGCCCGACGCGCTGACCGATGGCGGGCGCGGGCGAAAGACGCTCACCGAGCCGCGCCAGCTCGTGATCTACGCCCTGCGGCAGGCCACAAACCTGCCGGCGGCCGCGATCGCGGCTGCCCTGAACCGTCGCGATCACACGACCGTTCTCTACTCGGCGCGCCGCGCCCACGAGCGGGCCGCCCGCGACCCGATGTTCCGGGCTCGCGCGATCGCACTGGTCGAGATATTGCGCGCGGCCTCGCGCGGCGGGGCGGCAGGACACGAGGAGCTGGGTCTTCGCCGTCTGAGCCTGACGGAGATCGACGGCGCTCTCGCCGCCCTAGATCAGGCGCGTCTCGCGCTCGCGACCGTGCGCGATCTCGCGACCGGCAGGAGCCGCCCGTGACGACGCTCGCCGCGCCCCAGCCTTTCGTGCCGCGCGACCGCCAAGGCCGCGCGATCGACAGTCTGGGCGTCGTCGGCACCGACCATTTTGCCGGCGGCGGCAAGAGGGAGCCTGCCACCCAGGCGGACGCGCGGGCGCTGCGGCTGGAGGCGGTCCAGGCGCGTCTCGCGCGTCTCAAACGGTCGCGCTCGGCCGAGGCTGTCCGATTGCGCGCAGAAGCGCGCCGGCTGGTGATCGCGCTGCTGGCCGAGGATGGCACGCCATGAGCCGGGCCGCTGCAATCAAGCGGGTCTATGGCAGTGCGAAGCGCCTGGGCCTGGACGACGAGACACGGCGCGACGCCATCGAGCGCGCGACGGGGAAGCGCAGCCTGACGCTCTGCAGCGACGCGGAGGTCGAAGCAGTGGCGCGCGCGCTGGGCGGTGCGGCGGCAGCAACCCCTACCGGCCTCTGCGCGGCCACCTCCCCCTTCCAGGGGGAGGACAAGAAAGCGTCGCGCCTTGAGGCGAACACGCTCTCGCGTGCTTCGCGCGTTCGGGTCGCGGGTCAGGCGCATCAGCGCGTGATCAAGGCGATCTGGATCGGGCTCTACAATCTGGGCTGCGTCGACGACGGCCGCGACAGCGCGCTCGATGTGTTTGTCGCGCGGCAGACGGCTCACGTGAAACAGGTCGAGCGGCTGGAGTGGCTGACCGCCGATGCTGCGCCATCCGTGATCGAGGCGTTGAAGGCGATGGCGGCCCGCGCCGGGTGGGACGCGAGCCAGGCGACGCTGCCAGATCTGGGCGGCGGGAAGCTCGACGCCCGCGCGCGGCTCTTGATCGCGCAATGGCGGCGGCTTGAGGAAATGGGCAAGGTCGCGGTCAAGGGCCGGTTCGGGCTGGACGGGTTCCTGCGCGTCGTCTCCGGGCCGCCGGAGCGCTGCCTGACGCAGTTCACGCCAGCCGAACTCGACGCCGGGTCGAAGCGGCTCGGCCAGATGATCCGCAAGGCGCAGGCGCGCTCCGGCGGTCCGCGAACACCTGATGTTGCCGCGGTTTCTTCCCCGCGAACACCTGACGGTGCTTCGGTTTCTCAACCACGAACACCTGACGGTGCTTCGTGAGCAACAAGGTCTTCGCCAGCTGGGCCGATCTGCGCACCGCTCTTGGTGAGGCTGCGGCTGCCGAGCTGCTCTTCGATTGCGGCGGGACGGAGATCTTCCTTCCGCAAAAGGCGCACAAGCATCATGTGGTCACGCGGTTCGCCGGCCTCGACGGTCTGAAGCGCCTTATCGTGAAGTATGGCGCCGGCCGGCTCTATCTGCCGCAGAGCAAGAAGCGCGGTGCAGCCGGGCGGCGCGCCCTTGTCGAGGCGCTGCTGCTGAAGGGCCATTCGATCGCCCACGCCGCGCGCATCGCCGACGTGAGCCAGGCGACCGCCGAGAGGGTCTCGGCCCGCATGCGCGAGTGCGGGACCTCGCGGCCTGCCGGGCAGCTCCCGCTCTTCACGTCCTGACCACCCATCATTTGCGGGTGTTCCTCGCCCTCGCGCGCGCGCGCATGGTCGCGGGGCTATGCGCGAAATCCTCGTCACCCTTCCCGCCGACCGGACAGAGCCCGGGACCCTGACCGTCACTGACGGCAAGGGCAAGACGCTCGCCGCCATGCCGTGCCTCGGCCGCGCGGCGCGCGAGCTCTGCGCCCAGGGCGACAACCCCAGCTGCGCACCGACCAAGCGGCTCGGCAACACGCCGTTGGGCGATTACGTCGCCCGGCAGGGTGTCGTGGCGCGGCCGAAGGAGCGGCAACGCGGTTTCGGTACGCATTGGATCCCGCTCGATCCGGTGGGCGGCGAGGCGCAGGTGGCGGAGGATAACGGCCGCGCGGGTCTCGCGATCCATGGCGGGCGCGGGAATGCGCGCCTGGTGCCGACAGGCGGCTGCATCCGGGTCTTCGACAAGGATTTCGCGCGGCTGGCCCAGGTGCTCGGGCCTGCCGTCGCGATCCGCGTGCGCGTGAGGGCGGCACCATGAGCGCGGCTCCCTCCGAGAGGCTGCTCGCGCTGGTGAAGCGTCACGAGGGCCTGAAGCTCGACGCCTATCGCTGCCCGGCGGGCGTGTGGACCATCGGCTATGGCTCGACGCGCGGCGTGCGTCAGGGACAGCGGATCACGGAGGCCCAGGCGGAGGCGCTGCTGCGCACCGATCTGGACGAGGCGCTCGCCGCGGTCGACCGGCTCGTCACCGTGCGCCTCGCCTGGAACGAGCGCGAGGCGCTGGCGAGCTTCGTCTTCAATCTCGGGGCGGCGGCGTTGCGGCGATCAAACCTGTTGCGATTGCTGAACGCGCGAGATCGCCGCGCGGCCGCCGAGCAGTTCGATCGTTGGGTCTGGTCGAGGTCGGGCGCCAAGCGCGTCGTTCTGCCTGGCCTCGTAAAGCGGCGCGCCGAGGAGCGTGCCCTCTTCGAGGGGAAGGTGCCATGAGAACCTCAATGCATGTTGCGTTGGACGCAACCTTTGCAGCGCTCGCAGAGTTGGTGTTGCGGGCCCGAGCGGTTTCGAAGCATCGCGGAGGGCGTGCGGATGATGGCGGTCAACCAAACCCGCAGCGCCTGGCCACCCAGAGTGCGATGGCTGCCCGCAGCGACTTCGTCAGGGGCTCGTCAGGCAAAGACAGCCGCGGGCTTTGCAACGCTGAGCTTCGGAGCTGGCGCAAGGCTTACCGCGCGCGTCTGGCGGAGCTGAACAAGCAGGCGCATGCGGCGCACCCATGAGTGACACGCCCATGTCGCTGACACCTATCCCCGAGCCGCGCTTCTTCTTCCGGCGCATTTTCGCGTTCGGGTCGGCGCTGATCGCGCTCGGCCTCGTCGCGCTGATCGTCTGGCGGCTCGACGATCCCGCGTATCTGACCGCGATCGCGCTGGTCCTGATCGCCGCGAACCTCTGGAACAGCACGCTCTACATGCAGGCGCCGACCAAGGAGTTCGTCGCCCAGATCGCGGCCATCGTCGAGGCCGCCCGCGGAGGGACATCATGATCGGACGCCTGGCTCTCTATGCCGGTGGCGTCGCCGGCCTGATCGCTATCGGCTGCATCGCCGCGCTCTGGTTCGCGCTGCAGTCGGTCGAGGCGCATAACGCGACGCTCACGTCCGAGCGCGACAAGGCGAAGGCCGAAACGGCGGCGCTCGTCATCGAGCGCGACGGCGCGGCCCGCCAGGTCGAGGCGATCACCACCACGCTGGACGAGACCATGGCGCGCATGGAGGTGGCCGTGACGCAGCGCGACGAGGCGCGCGCGGCGGCCGCCGCCTGGGCCGACGGACTGAAAGGACGGATCGATGACACTGTTGCGAGCGACGGCGATTGCCGCCTCGGCCCTGCTCGCCGGGGCTTGTGGCACGACGCCCTCAAGGGCCCCTGAAGGGCCTCTCAAGCCCGCCTTGTCGGCGCTCGAAGCGCGCGTCGCGCAGATCGGTCCGCCGGCTTGGTGCGGGCTCTGCGCGGATGGCAAGGCGCCCCGTCCGCTCGATCCGGCGCGTCCGGGCGCGGCCCGCTGCGCGGCGCCGCTGACTCTCGGCGCCTCCGGCGACGCGGCCTTCGTGGCGCTGGCCGAAGCCTATTGGGACGAAGTGGGCAAGCGACTCGCATGCGCGGAATGGAGCGGCAGCGGCGAACCGGACGACGGAGAGAAATGATGGAAGCGCTCAAGGATATCGCCCCGCTCGTCGCCTCGATCGCGGCGACCGTCTCGCTCATCGTGGCCCTGCTCGCGTTCATGCGCGCAGGCACCTGGCGCGAGAAGGATGGCGTCGAGAAGAGGTTCTCTGACGTCGAGCATTCGTCGACGCGCAACGGTGCCGCGATCCTGCAGCTGCAGCAGCAGGTGGCGGCTCTGCCGACCGTCGCCCAGCTGCAGGACATACGCGTCACGCTTGCGCGCCTGGAGACGCGCCTTGACGGGGACACGACCCGAACGGCGGCGGTCTTGGAGCATGTCAGCAGCCAGGCCGAGCAGACGCTCGCGCGCATCGAGCGGATCGAGGGGCACATGATCCAGGCGGCCCAGGCAGCCGCCGCACAGGGCGGGAGCAAGAAGTGACCGATTACCTGACACGGACGTTCCTGCCTGAGCTGCGGCTGCGCCTGCTTGAGGTGCTGGCGCAGTCGGCGAACCGGACGGCAAACGACACGATCCTGCGCGAGGCCGCACGCGACACCGGCATCACCGCGACCCGCGCCCAGGTGCGCGAAACGCTGGCCTGGCTTGCGGGCAAGGGGTGCGTGACCGTTGCGGCGATCGGCGACCTTCAAGTCGCGACCGCGACGCCGCTCGGTCTCGACGTCGCCAGCGACGTCGAGCGGCTCGACGGCGTGAAGCGCCCGGAGCGCTGACGATGACGCGCGCGTCCTCGATCGACACCCTCGATCCGCGCCTCAAGGCGCTGATCGACGAGAAACTCGCCCTGAAGGTGCCGCTCGACGACATCCTCGACGCGATCCGCCCGCTGGGCGCGGAGATCTCGCGCTCGGCTCTGGGCCGTTACAAGCAGCGCGTCGACGAGGTGGGCGGCAAGCTGCGCGCGGTTCAAGAGGCGGCGAAGAGCCTGGTCGCGCCGCTGCGCGAGGCGGCCTCCGGCGAACAGGTCGAGCTGATCGCGCAGATGCTGCAGTCGATCCTGTTCCGGGTCGCGATGAAGGCGGCGGCCGAGGACGAACCCGACGAGGCGCTGACGCCGAAGGACCTCAACTGGCTCGCCAAGTCGGCTCGCGAGCTGCAGTCGGCGCGCAAGGTCGACGTGGACCGTCAGATCGCGGCCGAGCGGCTCGACGCGACGAAGAAGGCTGCGGGCGCGGCGCGCGCGGCCATGGTCGCGAAGGGCCTGTCGGCCGAGACGGCGGCCGAGATCGAGCGGGCCGTTCTCGGTCTGAAATCCTGAGGAGATAGTCGTGAGCGAAGCCCTGCACCCCGCGCCCGTCGAATTCACGCCGGGCGAGATCTCCGCCAATCCATTGCTGCGCTTCTTCCACACCGCGCATCTGCCTGAACCCCTGCGCGCGGTCTCGCAGCCATTTGCCCAGACGGCCCGGCACGTGATGGACTCGCTGCCGAGCAGCGCCGAGCGCACCATGGCGCTGCGCAAGCTGCTCGAAGCGAAGGACTGCGCGGTCCGAGCGGCCTTGCCGTGACCGAAGCCGCCGCACCCGTTCTGACGCCGCAAGCCGAAGCGGCGCCGGTGCTGGCGCGTCTCGCGCCGGCGTCCCTGCTGCTGGGCTATCAGCGCCTGGCGATCGATCTCTGCAATACGACGGCGCTCGCCGTCATCGAGAAGAGCCGCCGCATCGGCCTGACCTGGGCGCTGGCGGCGCGGGCGGCGCTTCGGGCCGCGCGGTCGCGCGGCGCCGGAGGACGGAACACCTACTACATGGGCTACGACGCCGAGATGGCGCGCGAGTTCATCGCGACCGTGGGCATGTGGGCGAAGGCGTTCCAGATCGCCGCGAACGCCGCCGAGGAAATCGTGCTGGCCGACGAGGACGGCGACATCAAGGCGTTCCGCATCGTCTTCGCCAGCGGCTTCTCGGTCACGGCGCTGCCGTCGGTTCCGCGCGCGCTGCGCGGCCGCCAGGGCGATGTGATCATCGACGAGGCCGCGTTCCACAAGGACCTGGCCGAAGTCCTGAAGGCGGCGCTCGCGCTCCTCATGTGGGGCGGGTCGGTCGCGGTCGTGTCGACCCATGACGGCGCCGCGAACCCGTTCAACCAGCTGATCGACGAGATCAAGGCAGGGCGGCGCAAGGGGGAGACGCTGCGGATCACGCTCGGCGACGCGCTTGCCGACGGGCTCTACGAGCGCATCTGCCTGGTCGCGGGCCGCGCCGCCACGCCGGAGGGCCGCGCCGCCTGGGAAGCGGAGATCCGCGCGACCTATGGCGAGGCAGCCGAGGAAGAGCTCGACTGCGTGCCGCGCCCCGGCGGCGGCTCGTGGCTGACGCCCGAACAGGTGGCGGCGGCCGAGCACGACGAGGCAGGCCGTCCGGATCTCTACGCTGGCGGGCCGGTCTATCTGGGCCGCGACGTCGCGCGCCGCCGCGACCTCTCGGTCATCTGGGCCGCGGAGCTCGTCGGCGAAACTCTCTGGGTGCGCGAGCGTGTCGAGCTGCGCGGAGCCTCTTTCGCCGAGCAGGACGCAGAGTTCGAGCGCCTCATGCGGGCCTATCGCGTGGTGCGCGCCGGCGTCGACCAGACGGGCATGGGCGAGAAGGTTGTCGAGGATCTGCAGGCGCGCTGGGGCGCGACGGTCGAGGGCGTGCTGTTCACCGGCCCCCGGAAGCTCGACATCGCGACCGCGCTGAAGGACCGGTTCGAGCGCGGGCTGATCCGGATCCCGAAAGACGCCGCGATCCGCGCCGACCTCAGGAGCGTGAAGCGCGTGGCCGGGCCTTCGGGTGCGCCGCGCCTTGCCGAGGATGGCAGCTCGGACGCGCACGCCGACCGGTTCTGGGCGGCGGCGCTGATGGCGGCCGTGGCGGCGCAAGGCGGCGTCACCCCTGACTTCAGGGCGATCGAGCGGCAGGACCTCGGCTCGGCCTTTGGCGCGCCTGAGCGGGTCACGACCGATGCCGGGTTCGGAGCGATCCTGCCCGCGCTCGCGCCTGGCCTGGAGAGTTATTGAGATGGAGGGCACTTGATGGCCACGAAGAAGCCCAAGAGCGCGGCGCAGGCGCCGTCCCGGCTGGAGGCCGCGGCATCGACGCCGTTCCTCGATATCACCAAGCCGTTCGTCGCGGCCCTGGGCGCGCTGATCCCTGAGGATCCGCTGCTCGCCGCGCGCGGGCAGGATTTGCGCCTCTACGAGGAGGTGCTGCGCGACGGCCAGGTGAAGGCGACGCTGCAGCAGCGCCAGCTGGCGGTCACGTCGCGGGAGTTCAAGGTCGAGCCGGGCGGCACGGCACCGATCGACGTGGCGGCGGCCGAGCATCTGGAGGCGCAGCTGAAGCGCGCCCGGTTCGACCAGGCCACGGTCAAGATGCTCTACGGCGTGTTCTACGGCTATGCGGTCGCGGAGCTGATGTGGGAGACCGGCGCCGACGGGCTTTGGCGGATCGGCGAGTTCCGCGTCCGCCGGCAGCGCCGGTTCGGGTTCGGCGCGGACGGCGCGCTGCTCCTGAGGACGCGGGCCGCGCCTTATGGCGAGGCGCTGCCGCCGGCCAAGTTCTGGGTCTTCTCGGCCGGGGCCGAGCATGACGACGAGCCCTATGGGCGGGGCCTTGCCTACTGGCTCTACTGGCCTGTCTTCTTCAAGCGCGGGGGACTGCGCTTCTGGGCGAAGTTCCTCGAACGGTTCGGGGCGCCGACCGCAAAGGGCACATATCCGCGCGCGACTGGCGAAGGCGACCAGAACAAGCTCCTGCAGGCGCTGCGGATGCTCCAGGAGGGCGCGGCCATCGTCATGCCCGAGGGCATGGACGCGACGCTGCTTGAGACCGCGCGCAACACCTCCGACCACAAGGCGTTCCACGAGACGCTCGACGCCGAGATCGCGAAGATCGTGCTGTCGGTCACGATGACGACCGACGACGGCGCAAGCCGCGCGCAGGGCCAGGTGCATTTCGACGTGCGCCAGGAGGTCGCCAAGGCGGACGCCGATCTCTTGTGCGAGAGTTTCAATGCGGGGCCGGCGCGCTGGCTGACCGAATGGAACTTCCCGGGCGCCGCCATCCCCCGCGTCTATCGCGACTTCGCCGAGCCCGAGGATCTGGGGGCGTCGGCCGAGCGGGACGGCAAGATCATGGGGCTCGGCTTCGAGCCCGATGAGGCCTATGTGAGGGAGACCTACGGGCCCCATTGGCGGCGCAAAATGCCCCTCGCGCTGGAACCGGGTCAGGACGCGCGGAGAGGGATGGAGGGTACAACGACGCCCGGAGACCCGAACCCCCGCCCCTTAGGGCCCTTAAATGCCCTTAATCGCCCCCCGGATGGACCGGGTGCAGTGCCAGCAGCGTTTTCGGAGGGCGAGGCACCCGACCCGATCGGGGAAGCGGTCCTTGAGATGCTGTCGGACTGGGAGACCCTGACCGGGGCGCCTCTCGCCCAAATCGAGGCGGAGGCCGCCGCCGCCGAGGACTATGATGACTTCGTGGGGCGGCTCCTGCGGCTCGCGCCTCAACTGGACGTCGCGGCGCTGAACGAACGGCTCGCGCGCGCGGTCTTCCAGGCGCGCCTCCTGGGCGAGACGGACCCGGCCGCCGTGCCCGGCGATCCCGAGGCGTGAGATGAGTTCGGCCGCCATCCGGAACGTGCCGCCCGAGGAAGCGATCCGCTTCTTCCGGACCAAGGGCCTGGCGCCGTCTTTCGCCTGGCAGGATTTCTGGGCGCATCAGCACGCGATGCAGTTCACGGTGGCGAAATCCACGGGCTTCGACATCCTGGGCGACATCTTCAACGCGATGGACGCGGCGATCGCGGAGGGAACGACCTTCGCGGACTTCAAGCGGCAGCTGACTCCGATCCTGCAGGAGAAGGGCTGGTGGGGGCGCAAGGCCGTCATCGATCCCGCGACGGGCGAGCGCAAGTTCGTCCAGCTGGGAAGTCCAAGGCGGCTGCGGATCATCTTCGACACGAACATGCGCACGGCCTATGCGGCCGGACGCTGGGCGCGGTTCCAGGCATCGAAGCGCTATCTGCCGTTTCTGCGTTATTCGGCCGTGATGGACAGCCGCACGCGGCCCGAGCACCGTGCCTGGCATGGGACGATACTGGCCGTTGATCATCCCTGGTGGGAGACGCACTTCCCTCCGAACGGCTGGAATTGCCGGTGCACGGTCACGGCGCTGACCTGGGCGCAGGTCAAGGCGCGGGGGAAAGATCCCGAGAAGCTGGCGCCGCCGCCAGGCGGGACCCGGCCCTGGGTGAACCCGCGCACGGGCCAGAGGATCAATGTTCCAGAGGGCATCGATCCCGGGTTCGGGCACAATGCGGGCAAGATCCCGATCCCCGGCTCGGCCTATCGGGATCCGTCGAAGAATGCCCGCCAGCTGAAGGACGACGTTCGGGGCTTCAATCCGGCGATGCTGGCTCGCAATGCGACGCCGGACGATCCGTGGCCGGCGCCGCGCGACATACCCGCGTCCTGGTTGCTGCCCGAGGGCGAGACGCCGGAGTTCTATGCCGAGGCGTTCTTGCGCGCGCTGGGCGCCAGCTTCGACAAGCCGTCGGTGGTCGTCGATCCGCTGGGCATGCCGGTGCCTGCGGATCGCAGCATGGTGGTGCGCATGACCGGCCAGCCGAAAACCGGAGACAGCCGAGGTCCTCTGGCGAAGATCCTCGCCAGCGCGATCCGGACTCCGCAGGAGATCTGGCTCACGGTCGACGGGTCAGGCCGGCTCAAGAGAACCTATGTCCTCCGGTTCCGTGTCGAGGGCGACGCTGAGGATCGCGTGGGGGTCGCGATCTACACGCTTGACCGTGACGGCTGGTTCGCCACGACGGCCTTCGAGAAGACCGTCAAATCCGGCGAAGCCTTGCTGCGGCAAGCCAGTAACGATTATCGCTGGGGCGTGCGACTGTTCCCGCCCGCCCGTTGAGGCCGGGGGCGGGTCCCCGCATCGGGCCCGCCCCGGCGGGGCACGTGAGCCGGGGGATGCGCCCCTGATATGCTCTCCGCCCTGCGGCGGCGAAGGTTTAGCACGATCCTGGCGGCCCCGGAAGCTCACCATCATCTGCGGGTGTTCTATCGGCGGGGCCAAGGGGCGAAGGTCGCCCCATGAAGACCTTGCGCCTCGACATCTTCAAGCCCGGCACGCATCTCTCGATGAGCGGCGAGGAAATCGCCTTCGGCGAGGACGAGCTGAAGGCGATCGCCGCCGCCTACGACCCGGCTTGCCATGAGGCGCCGGTCGTCCTCGGGCACCCGAAAACCGACGATCCGGCCTATGGCTGGGTCAAGAGCCTGGCATTCGCCGACGGCGCGCTTGTCGCCGATCTGGGCGATCTCGATCCCGAGTTCGCGGAGGCGCTGGAGAAGCGCCGCTACGCGCAGCGCAGCCCCGCCTTCTACGCGCCGGCCTCGAAGGGCAACCCGAAACCCGGCGCCTGGATGCTGCGCCATCTGGGGTTCCTGGGCGCGGCGGTGCCTGGCTGCAAGGGTCTCAAGGCACTGTCGTTCATGGCCGAGGACGAAATGGTCGCCTTTGCCGGTCTGCCCGGCGAGGTCGGCTGGGGCTTCGATGCGGCGGCCTCGCTGTTCCGTTCGCTCCGTGACTGGCTGATCGAGGACAAGGGTATCGAGACCGCTGACCGGCTGCTGCCGTCCTGGTCGCTGAGGAGCCTCGACGACGCGGCACGCGCTGTGCGCGAGGCGGTCCACATGAAAGACCAGGTCACCGCAGCCTTCACCGAGGGTGCGGCCATGCAGGCCGAGGCCGAGGCTGCGCGCAACGCTCTCGGCGCCATGACGGCGCGGGCAGAGACTGCCGAGGCAGAGCTTGCCCGGCGTATTGCGGCCCAGGCCGCTGCCGAAGACCAGGCGTTCGTGGAGGGGCTCGTCCGCGAGGGCCGTCTCGCGCCAGGGCGCAAGGCGGAGACGCTCGCGCTTCTCGTTGCGACCGACGGGTCGGAGGCGGTCGCCTTCTCGGAAGGCGGGCCGGCGAAGACGCGCAAGCAGGCGCTGAAGGAGCATCTGGCGGCCGCGCCGAAGCTGATCGCATTCGGCGAGGCGGCGGGCGGCAAGGACGTGCCGGACGCCGCGCTGAAGCCCGAGGAGCTCGCCCGCCAGGCGCAGGCTTACCAGGACGAACAGGCGCTGAAGGGCGTCTTCATCTCGGCGGCTCAGGCCGTCCAGCACGTTAAGAAAGGCAGCAAGGCATGATCTCCGAACGCCTCCTCATCAAGACGTTCCGCGCGGCGGCCGCGATCCCGCGCCACCGGATCGTCAATCTCGGGTCCGCCAACGACATCGTCCAGCAGTCGACCGCGGCCGGCAATCTGCACATGGGCGTCACCACAGAGCTCGACGTCGTGGCGAACGAGCGGGTCGACGTCGTGCTCGCGGGCCTGACGCAGATCGTCGCCGGCGCTGCGATCGCGCGCGGCGCGCTCGTGACCTCCGACGCATCCGGCCGCGCGGTGACCGCCGCGACCACGAACCGGGTGATCGGCCAGGCGCTGACCGATGCCGCCGCCGCCGGTGATCTCATCGTCGTCAATCTTTCGCCCTCGCTGCTGCCGTAAGGCGGGGCGCATCAGGAGAATTCCATGGCTCAGGTCCCGTTCGTCCAGGATCCCACCCTCACCGCGGTCGCGATCGCGTACCGCAATCCGAAGCTCATCGCCGACATGGTGCTGCCCCGCGTGGCGCCGGTGGGCAAGAAAGACTACGGCTACAACACCTACCCGCTGGGTCAGGCGTTCACCGTTCCCAACACCGCGGTCGGCCGGCGCGGCACGCCGAACCAGCTGAGCTTCGAGGCGCAGCGCCAGACCGCGACGGCCGAGGACTTTGGTCTCGACGACGCGATCCCGCAGGACGACATCGACCAGGCGGCGGCGCAGCGCGAGGCTTCGGGCGGCGCCGGCCACGATCCCGTCGCGGCCTCGACCCAGTTCCTCACCGACATCGTGATGCTGGATCGCGAGATCCGCGCCGCGAACCTCGTCTTCAACCTGAACACCTATGACGCTGCCCGGCGCGTCACGCTCTCGGGCACGTCGCAGTTCAACGACTTCGTGAACTCCGATCCTCTGGGCGTCTTCGAAACCGCCCTCGTCTCGACGCTCGGCTACCGGGCGAACACTGTGACGCTAGGCCAGGAGGTCTGGTCGATCGTGCGCCGCCACCCGCACGTCGTGAAGGCAGCCTACGGGACCGGCAACGACCGCGGCCTTGTCGAGACCAAGCGCTTCGCGGAGATCCTCGAAGTCGATCAGGTCCTGGTCGGCGACGCCTGGGTCAACACCGCCCGGCCCGGGCAGGCGCCGACGCTGTCGCGCGTGTGGGGCAAGCATATCAGCTGCACCTATTTGAACCCGCTCGCCGATCGCGAGCGCGGCATCACCTTCGGCATGAGCGTGCCCTATGGGACGCGCATCGCGATGACCGCGCCGGACACCTCGATCGGTCTGCGCGGCGGCACGCGGGTGCGCGTGGGCGAGACCATCGACGAGATCATCTGCGCGCCCTCGCTCGGCTACTTCATCCAGAACGCGGTCGCGTAAGCGGCGCCGAACAAACCCGCGAGCGCGTGACTGCGCCTCGCCCGTTCATGCACCCCGAGAGCGAAGGCCGAAGGGGGCGGGATCTCCGGATCCCGCCTCCGGAGGCGAAGAGGAGAGCACCATGGCCAAGGCCAAGAAGACCGAAACCGCGAAGGGCTACAAGGTCCTGTCGCGCATCATGCATGACGGCGAGACCGTCGAGGCGGGCGCGCTCATCGACATCGACGCCGAGACGGCGGCGCCGCTGATCGACGCCGGCGTGCTTGACGCCAAGCCGGTCGCCGCAGCCGCCGAACCCGCAGCCTGAACCTGATCCTGACCGGAGCGCTCGGGCGATGCCTTACGCCAGCCAGGCCGATCTGACGACGCGCTACGGCGAGAAGGAGATCGCGCTCGCGACCGACCGGGTCAGCGGCGCGGTCATCGACGCCGCCGTCGTCACCCGCGCGCTGGCCGATGCGGACGCCTTGATCGAGAGCTGGCTCTCGGCCCGTTACGCGGTGCCGGTCACGCCGGTTCCGGCGCTCCTGACCGACATCGCCTGCCAGATCGCCCGCTACCGCCTCAACGAGGACGCAGCGAGCGAGCGCGTGCGCGACGACTACAAGGGCGCTCTGGCACAGCTCAAGGCGCTCGCCGCCGGTGACGCGGTCCTGACCGGCGCCGCACCGGCGGGCTCGGCTGGCGCCGTGCCCGGCGGCGCACCGAAGGCAGAGCGCGACGATCCCCAGTTCGGCGCCGACAACCTGAGCGGTTACTGATGGCCGGCGTCGCGATCACCCTGTCGGTCGACGATGGCGGGCTGCGCGCGGCCGTCGACGGCGCATCCGCTTTCGGCAGCGACATGAGCGGCCTCATGCGCGCAGCCGGCGAGGCCATGGTCTCCGCCACGGTCGAGCGCTTCGAGACCGGGCTCGGTCCTGGCGGGGTTGCATGGATCCCGTCGCGCCGCGCCGTCCGGGAAGGCGGTCTCACGCTGGTCGATAAAGGCCGCCTCAAGGGCTCGATCACGGCGGTTTCAGACGATGTGTCCGCCGAATGGGGCACGAATGTCATCTATGCCGCCGCGCATCAGTTCGGCGCATCGATCGAGCAGCCGCGCCGCCGGCGCGTGATCGAGACGCTGTACGGCGACTTCGACGCGGGCCTGGTGATCAATCTGCCGGCGCGTCCCTTTCTGGGTATCGACGCCGGAGATATCGCGACGCTTGAGGACCTATCGCAGCTGCATCTTGAGATGGCGGCTGGCGGGGAGAGCGCGAGCCCATGACCGCGCTCGTCGTCAGGCCCGTCATCGACCGTCTGGAGAACGCGGCCCTGGGCGGTCTGGCCGCCCTGGGCCTGCGCGACGCACGGAGCGCCGGCGATCTCGTCTCCGCCGCAGACCAGATCCAGCATGCGGTCGCGTTCGCCGTCTGGCTGGGCGACCAGGCGGGGCCGCAGTCCGCAGGCTCGCATGTCCACCATCAGCTGATCACGACCAGAGTGGCGATCGTCTGCGGCTACACGAACACCGGCGCCACGGCCGCCAACTGGTCGGATGCCTGGGATACGACGCGACGTGCTCTGCTGGAGCGGCTCTGCGGCTGGGTCCACCCGCTGTCGGACCCCGCCCCGCGCGAGGGCGTCAGTTACGTCTCGGCCAGTCTCGCCGTCGCCGATACCGCACGCAAGACGATGCTGTGCCAGGCGGTGTTCTCGTTCCCGCACTTTCTGAGGATCGATCCATGACGCAATCCCCGCCACCGCTGAAACAGCCGCCTTTGCCGCCCCCAGCGCAAGGCGGGCGCATCGTCGTCGTCGACGGTGAGCCAGTCGTGCTGACCGGCGAACGCGCGCTGACCTATTCGGTCGCGCCGGACCCGAAGACCGGCAAGCCTGCGCCGCTCAATGCCGAACAGATCGCCGCGCTGAAGGAGGCCGAGCTATCGGCCCAGGCCGAGTCGGTCAGGCCTGAAGCAACCACCGCCCCTGAAGGAGAGACGCCATGAGCGGTCTCACACGCCGGCATCTGATGCATGCCAAGCTCGAAGGTGGCGGCTACGGCGTCGACAGCGCGCCGACAGCCGCCGCGAACGCGATCTACTACACCGGGCCTCTCAACATCGTGCCGCTTGAGCAGCAGGTCGTTGAGCGTCCGGTCGTGCGCACCGACACCGCCAAAGAGCGGCATCTTCCGTTCGGCGCCCATGTGAGCGTGAGTTTCTCGGTCGAGCTGCAAGGGTCCGGCACGGCCGGCACGCCGCCGGCCTTCGGCCCCATCCTGCGCGCCTGCGGCATGGCCGAGACGATCACGGCCGGCTCCTCCGTCTCCTACGTTCCGGCCATGGTGCCGGACGAAAGCGTCACGATCTATGGCTGGCAGGGCGACGTGCGCCAGATCGTGCGCGGCTGGCGCGGTACCTGGGCGCTTGAGGGCCAGGCCGGACAGGCGCCGACGCTGCGCTTCGAGGGCAAGGGACTCTATGCCGCGCCGACCGACACGGTCCTGCCCGGCGGCAACGTCTTCACGGCGTTCCGTCCGCCCTTCGTCGTCGCCAACACGACCACCAATCTCGACTTCGGCGGAACGCTCTACGAGCTCGAACGTTTCTCGATGTCGTTGGGCGCGCAGATCGAGTTCCGCAACCGGCCCGGCTATCTAGGCGTCTACCAGACGGACCGCACGTCCCGCGGCGAGCTGTCGATCGGCATGACGTCCGCCGCGACGCTCAACGTGCCCGCGCTCGCCGCACTGGGCGATCCGACCGCGCTCTTCTTGCAGCACGGAAACACGGCCGGCCTGACCTGCGTCGTCCAGGCGCCGGTCTGCCAGGTGGTCACCCCCACTTATGGCGAGAGCCAGGGCCGGCGGCTCGTGAATTTCGGGATCGTGCCGCGCCCGCATGCGACCGCCGCCGATCTCGCTCTGACGTTCAGCTGAGGCCGCCATGCCCAAGTTCGTTTTCGCCCGCAAAGGCCAGCCCCGCATCGTCACCTGGCCGGTCACCGTTCAGGTGCCCAGGGACCATGGCGCGTTCGAGGCGCAGACCTTCGACGCACGTTTCGAGGTTCTTACCGACGACGAGATCGCCGCGATGCGCGAGGCCGCGCAAGCCAAGGGCAGCGATCCCGGCAGCTTCACCCGCGCGATCCTGCGCCGCGCGCTCAAAGGCGCGGCGCTGACGGGCGAGGACGGCGCAATCGTCGTGTTCGACGAGGCGCTCAAGGAAGAGCTGATCCACGATCCGCATGTCCGCGCGGGGCTCGTCGAGGCGTTCTTCGCCATGCAGTCGGGGCGCCTTGAAAAAAACTGATCGCCGCCGCGCGGGCCTGGGCAGGGGCGCGCGGCGGAGCGGAGGACGGCGCGCTCGCCCGCCAGCTGGCCGAGGCCGGCGCGCCTGACGAGATCGCGGCGGCGCTGCTGGCGGAGGAGCCGCCGGCGGAGATCGAGATCGAGCCGGAGAACGGGGACGCGGTGACACTCTTTCTGGCCATGTCGACGCAATGGCGTCAGGTCGCGCTGTCGGGCCTCAAGGCGGTCATGGCCGTGCGCACCGGCCTCGACTATGCCGCGCTGCCCGCCTGCGCTGCGGCTTTGGGCCTCGCCAAGGGGCGCCTCAGCCGCGCCTTCAAGGGCCTTCAGGTCATCGAGCGCGAGGCGCTGCGCCTGATGGATGAGGAGGCGGCCGCCAGGCTGCGCGCGCCATGAGCCGGCAGTTCACCGTCTCGGCCGAGTTCCGGGCGAACGCCCAGCAGCTGATCGCCCAGGCCAAGGCGGTCTCGGCCGAGCTGAAGCAGATCGAGGCGGCCGAGACCGGCGTCGCGAAGGAAGCCCGAGCGGTCGAGCAGACCACGGGCGCGGCGGCGCGGGGCATGGCCGCGGCGGGTACGGCAGCCTCCGGCGCGGCCGCGCAGCTCGCCCGAGCCGGCGCGCAAGCCGGCATGACGCGCAACCAGCTGCAGGCGCTGAACTACACGGCGAACGACGTCGTCGCCTCGCTGTCGTCCGGCATCTCGCCGATCACGATCCTGATGCAGCAGGGGCCGCAGCTCTCGGACGCGTTCGGCGGTCCGGTCCAGGCGATGCGCGCGCTGGGCGGAGCGGTCGGTCTCGCGGGCGGCGCGATCCTCGGCACCGTCGCGGCGGCCGCGCTCGGCGTCGCGGCCTATGAAAGCTATGGCGCCTCGGCGCGCCAGGTCGAGATCGCGCTCGCCGCCACGGGCAACCGCATGGGTCTGACCGGCGGCGCGGCCCAGGCGCTGGCGGGGCAGATCGCGTCCTCGGGCGAGGTCTCGGAGCGTTCCGCGAACGACATCGTGACCGCCTTCACGCGCGCGGGCGGCAGCTCGCAAGCCGCGCTTTCGTCCATGGGCGCGAGCGTCCGCGACTATGCCGCCGCCACGGGGCAGGATTTGAGCGCGGCGATGGAAGACCTCGCCGCCAAAATCGCGAAACCCGACAAGGGCATTCGCGATCTGGCCGAGGCGTTCGGCATCGCCGATGCCGAGCAGGTGAAACTCATCGAAACGATGGTCGCGCAGGGCGACCAGGCAGGGGCGCAAGCCGCCGCCGCGGAGATCGTCAAAGCGTCGTTCGACGGCATGGCCGAAAAGGCGTCGGGCCTCGTGCTCGTGTGGAACTCCTTGGAGATCGCGGCCTCGAATGCCTGGAACGCGATGGGCCGGGCGATCGACCGCGCGCTTACCGGCCCCGATCTGGCGCAACAGCTTGTTACTCTGCGCGCCGAGCGCGCCGGCGTCGGGTCTGACGCCGAGCGGATCCGCGGCGCTGGCGGGTCGGCCATCGGCGCGATGTTCCTTGATATGATCGGCGGCGCCGGTGTCGATAACGAGCGCGCTGCTGAGCTCGATGCACAGATCCGCGCTCTCGAAACCGCCATGCGCCAGCAGGAGGCTGCGGCGGGGTTCGCGGGCGCGCGCCGCGAGGCCGCAAGGCGCGGCCAGCAGGTCAGCGATCTCGCGCGCCGCCTGAACCCGGATGCCGCCCGGTCCGAGGACGAGGCCAATCAGCGCAAGCTGATCCAGACGGTGCTGAACGATCCGGCCTCGGAGAAGTACGAGAAGGACCAGGCACGCCGCGCCCTCGAGGGCCTCGACCGGCAGATCGCCGAGCGCGAGCAGAAAGAGGCCGATGCCGCGCAACGCATCGCCGACAAGCAGATCCGCGAGGCGGAGCGCGCGGCCAAGGAGCAGCAGCGCCTGGCCGAGAAACGCGACGCGGAGGACGAGCGCGCGCGCGCCGATATCGCGGCCAAGGCGATGGCGCTAACGGACCCCTACACGCAGGCCATGGCTGCGGCGGACGCCTGGCGCGCCAAGGCGCTCGAAGGGCTCGACGCGACCAAGCAGGGCTACGCCCAGTTCAAGGGCGACGTCGAAATCATCTTCGCGCAGATGCAGGCCGACGCCTACGAGGCCAATCTGCGTGCCTCGAAGAATTGGGCCGACGGCGTCGCGCGCGCGATGGCGGACGCCAGGGAAGCCGCGGGCGACTACGCCTCGATCGCCGAAGACGCGTTCAACCGGGCGAGCGACGCGGCCGAGGACGCCTTCGTCCGGATGGTCAAGTCCGGCGAGTTCAATTTCGACAGCCTGGTCGACATCTTCCTCGAAGCGCTGGCGCGCATGGCCTACGCCAAGTTCCTGCAAGGGCCGATCGACAGCGCCATCGGCTGGGGTCTCGATCTGCTCGGGTCCGCGTTTGGACTGACGTCGGCAGGCCAAGCCTGGGGCAGTCAGGGCTGGGGCATGTTCTCCGGCCGCGTCGGCCATACCGGCATGCTGGCCGGGATCGAGGGCGGCACTTCGCGCACACTGCCCGCCGGCGTCTGGGCCGATGCGCCGCGCTTCCACCAGGGCGCGCTGCTGGCGAGCGACGAAGTGCCCGCGATCCTGCAGCGCGGCGAGGGCGTGTTCACGCCCAAGCAGATGGACAACGCGTCCGCGCTGATCTCGGCCGTCGCCTCGCGGCCGATCATGATCCCGGCGGCGGCGCTGGGCGGCATGGGCGGCGGCTTCGGCGAGATCAAGGTGCGCATCGTCACCGAGGGCGGCGGCCGCGCCCGGACTGAGGCCCGCGAGACCGAAAGCGGTCTCGATATCTCAGTCTTTATCGACGAGATGGAGAGCGGCATCGCGGCGCGGGGCCGCCAGGGCACGAGCGCCATCTTCCAGCAGCTCGAGCAGACCTATCAGCTGACGCGGAGAGCCGGCTGATGCCCAATCCGCAATGGCCGTCGGCGATCCTCGATCCCTGGCCGCTCAACGAGAGCCTGCGTCTTGGCCCCCCGAAGACGACGCAAGCCACCGAGATGGATGGCGGGAACAGCCGCGTGCGCCGGCGCTTCACCAGCGGCAATTGGCAATACGAGATCGCGCTGATCGTCACCAATGCGCAGGCGGCCGGGTTCCTCGCCTGGCGCAAGCACAAGATCGACGACGGCGCGCGCGTCTTCGACCTGCCGGTCTGGACGGGCGAAGCCTATGTCACGCTGCCCGCCAAGATCCTGCGCTTCGACGAGCCGGCGCGCGCCGGCAATGGCTGGCGGCTCTCGTTCCGCCTGCAGCTCGAAACCGATCCCGTCATGAGCCTTGCCGCCGCGCAGGCCCGCTGGCCCGGGGTCTTCTGATGCCGCTGCCCGACGATCTCTTCGACAGCTGGATCGCGGAGGCCTATGCGTCCGCGCCATCCGACGATCCGGTGATCGGCACGCTGGAGTTCCGGCACAGCGCCTTCCGCGACGAAGCAAACGTCAACATCGCGGCGCGGGTCGCGGCGAATGGCGAGGATTTCCAGGCGCGCCTCGAAGCCGGGGCGCCGATGCAAGGCGGCCAGATCGTGACCTTCACCGGGGTCGCCGTCGAGACCAAGCTGCCCGAGCAGGGGTTTTCCGGCGCGGCCGAGGCGGAGGTGTCGATCGACAACGCGGCCCGGACGCTGATGCCCTGGCTCGACCAGGCGAACGACGCAACCGATCCGCTGGAGCCGATCGCGTGCACCTATCGCGAGTTCGTCAAGAGCCGGGCCGCCATCGGGCCGTCCTTCACCATCACCGGCCTGACGGCGCGGCGCCTGCTGATCACCGGCGCGCGGGCGACGGCGACGCTCGGGTTCTACGACCTGGTCAATGCAGTCTTTCCGCGCCTGACCTATACGGCGGCGCGCTTCCGGGGGCTGGCGCAATGAAGCCCGGCCCGGTGCAGCTCTTGGCGGACGGCGACCTGATCGCGCTGGTCAACAGCCTGGTCGGTCAGCCTTACGAGGAGGGTGCGCGAGGGCCGCATGCCTGGTCATGCTGGGGCCTCGCCTGGCACGTCCTGCGCGCCGGCTTCGGGATCGATCTGCCCTTCGCGCCGCTCGACCAGCTGATGCCCCACCTCGCGGCGTCAGAAGTGCGGCGGCGCTTCGCGGCCTCGGCCCAGCCCGTCCATGGCGCGATCGCGGCCATGACGCGTGCCGAGACGCCGCATCATGTCGGCGTCTATCTCGCCTTCGACGGCGGCGTGGTCCTGCATGCCCTTGAGGGCAGCGGAGTCATCGTTTCGCCGCTGGCCGAGCTCGTCCAGCTCAGGTTCCAGACGCGCTGGTATGCGCCCGTCACGCCCGAACCGGGCCGCGACGCGCTGAGGGCCGCCTGATGCGCCCCTCAGGCAGCGTCAAGGTGCGCTTCACGCCGACGGTGTTCGACCCGGCAGCGGGCCTGAACGAGACAAGCCTCGCGCCCGCGGCGACCCTCGCCCAGGCGATCGAGGCGTCGGGCGCCGACCGGACGCAGCCGCTGATCGTCCTGATCAATGGCGTCCATTGCCCGCGCTTCCTGCCCGGCACGCGGGTTGCCGCCTGGGACATCCGCCTGCTGGCCGCCAATGACGAGGTCACGATCCTGCAGCTGCCGGGCAAAGGCGGCGGCGGATCGAACCCGCTGCGCATCCTGGCCATGATCGCGGTCGTGGTGGCCGCGACGCTGCTCGGCCCACAGATCGCCCTTGCGCTGGGCTATACGGCCACCGGAACGGCTGCAAGCATCGCGACATCCGTCCTCATGATGGCGGGCACCGCCGTCGTCAACGCGCTGCTGCCGCCGCCCAAGCCCGCGACCGGCACCAATCAGGGCGACCAGCCGTCACCCACCTATGCCCTCTACGGCCAGGGAAACTATGCGCGGCTCGGCCAGGCGATCCCGGAGCTGTTCGGCCGGCATATTCTCTTCCCGGACCTGCTCGGCGAGCACATCGCCTTCGAAGGCAATGAGCAGATCCTCTACAAGGCGCTCTGTCTCGGCCGGGGCCAGTACGATGTCGAGGAGATGCGCTTCGCCGACACGGCGTTCTGGAGGAGCGGCAGCCTGACGGGCGCGTTCCCCGGGATCGAGGTCGAGCTCGTCCCGCCCGGGGCGACGCCGACATTGTTCTCGGACGTGGTGGTGACGCAGCGCGAGGTCTCGGGCCAGACGCTCAAAGCCCCGAACGAGGCCGGCGGCTGGATCGGGTGGTTCAACGCAAACGCGGCCGGTAGCCAAGCCGTCGCCTTCGGCTTCGACATCGTCTCGACCCGCGGCTTCTTCAAGCTCACCTCGTCCGGCGCGAAGCAGGCGGTCTCCGTCACCGTCACGGCCGAGGCGCAGCCGATCGACGACGCCGGCGCGCCCTCAGGCGCCGCCGTCACGCTCTTCACCGAGACGCTGACGGCCTCGCTCGACAGCTTGCGGACCACGATCCTCCGCCAGGTCTCGCTGGCCGGGCGCTACCGCGTGCGGCTCAAGCGCACGACCAGCAAGGCGAACGACAACAGCGTCTATGACGAGCTCGCCTGGGCCGGGCTGAAAGCGTATTTCGCGCCGTCGGGGGCAGACCCGGACGTCACGCGCCTCTACATCCGCGCCATCGCCAGCGATCAGCTGCAGGGCGGTGCGGCCTCGCAAGTCAACACGATCCAGACCCGCAAGCTGCCGACCTGGAACGGCACCGCCTGGACGAGCCCGGCCGCGACCCGCGATATCGCCCCCGCGCTGCGCGCCATGGCGCTGACCTATCTGCCGGCGGACCGGATCGACATGGAGGCGCTGCAGGCGCTCGACGCGACCTGGAAGGCGCGCGGCGACCGCTTCGACGGCGTCTTCGACAGCGCCCGCGGGTTCTGGGAGGCCCTGGAGGCCGCCGCCGCCACGGGGCGCGCGCGGCCGCTGCTGCCCGGCGGGCGGCTGACATTCGTCCGCGACGAGCCCCGGACGCTCGTCAACGCCGCGTTCGGGCCCAGGAACATCATCGCCGGGTCGTTCTCGATCGAGCGCATGCACCCGGACGAGGCGACGCCGGACGCGATCGTCGGGCGCTACATGGACGAGCGCACCTGGACCCAAGCGACCGTCTCCAGCTGGACCGGCCCGGGCGAGCCGCTGCGCCCGAAGACGGTCGATCTCTTCGGCCGGGTCACGCGCGCGCACGGCTTCCGTGACGTGCGCTTCATGGACGCCGAGAACCGCTACCGGCGGAACTTCATCGCCTTCGACAGCGAGATGGAGGGCCGCATGCTGTGGCCCGCCCACCAGATCGCGGTCACCCACGACGTGCCGCAATGGGGCGAGAGCCACGCGATCGTCTCGATCGCGGGCCGCGAGGTGACACTGGCAGGGCCGCTCGACTGGACCGGGCCGGGACCGTTCACCCTCGGCCTCAAGCAGCGGAACGGAAAGCTGTGGGGACCGGTCGAGGTGACGGCGATCGCGGGCGCCCCGGAAAAGTGCCTGCTGCCCGCGACGCTGCCGCCGGGCCTGAGCGATCCCGCGCCGCTGGTCTGGACCGTGACCGCGAACAATGACGGCCGCGCCGAGGCCGGTTTCGGGCTGTTCGGGACAGCGGCCCGGTCGGTCCGGGCGGCCCGGGTGATGGGGGCCAATCCGCGCTCGGCCGAGCGCGTCTCGATCCGCGCCGTCATCGACGATCCGAGGGTCCACACCGCCGACCAGGTGGCGATGCCGGCCGAGCCGGCCGGGCCCGCGCCGCCTGCGCCCGAGGACCTCGCCATCGGCGCAGTGACGGCCACCAGCGACGGCGGCGGCAATTTGCAGATCGTGACGATCTCGGTCACCGGGGCGCCCGATGCGCGCAGCTTCGACATCGAGATCAACGGCCAGCTCTGGGGCAACGTGCCCTCGCTGCCCGTTTCCCTCGGGCTCGCGGCCGGGGACTACACGATCCGCGTCCGCGCGCGGGGCCGGTATGGCGCCGGCGACTGGGCCGAATGGTCCGGCGCGCTGGGCGCCCAGCCGAACGCGGGCGCGGTCCTGTTCAACGGCGGCGAGGCGGCGACGCCCGCCGTCTATGCGCAGCTGTCCTCCGCCTCGGTCAGTGTCGGTACAGCCTGGCAAACACTGGTGTTCGGATCGGTCCGGCTCGACAACACTTCGAGCTATAGCGGGACCACTGGGGTCTTCACCGCGCCGTCGCCCGGCGTCTATCGGATCGAGGCCGAGCTGCTGATCTCGGCCGCGACGGCCGCCGGCGAAACCCTGCTCGGGCGGGTCCTCAAGAATGGCGCCGCGCTCGACGCCGATCTGCACGGCTATCACGAGCAGCCCGGCAGCCGGTTTCTGCAAACCGCGATCGGCGCGATGGCGACGCTCGCCGCCGGCGACACGCTCGCGATCCAGGTGCAGCGCGCCGGCGGTACCGCCGCCCACATCTACGGCCCCGGCTTCACACGTCTCCTGATCGAAAAGGTCTCCGCATGATCGCCGCCCTCTCGGCGCTAATGATGGCGCTGCATATCCTCGACGCCGCCTCGACCCAGTGGAAGCGCGCGCGGCGCGGCGACCGGATCGAACTGAACCCCGTGATGCGATGGATCATGGCGGTGTTCGGCGATTACTGGGTCGCGGTCCGCGCCTTGGGCGGGCTCGGCCTCTGGGCGTTCATCGTGCCGCTCCGGGGCTGGCCGCTGACGCTGCTCGGTTTGCCGCCCATCGGCGACACGCTCGCCGCCGTGCTTCTCAGCCTCGTCTCGGCCGGGCTCTTCGTCGTGGTCTGGTGGAACAGCCGTTCGAGGTTCGGCCTGTGGTGGCCAAGGCTCTGACGCCCGCCCGATAGGCGGGAGTTTCGGGCGTTGCCGCGCCCGAAACCGCGAGGTGTTCGCTCGCACATCGGCGGCCGCGCGCGGCCGCCTCCGTCCCGCCGCCGGGCGCCCCGGCAGCGGGAGCAGACGACGCGAGACCCCATGGAGTCGAGTCCCCTGACCGAGGCGCGCTGCCGCAGATGCGGCGCCCTCTTGGCGAAACGAGCGACGCAGTCCATCATAGGCCCCGTCCTGATCAAGTGCCGCCGCTGCGGCCGGGTCGAGGACATCAACCGCACGCCGGAGGGCCAGAGAGCCGCGGAGCGTCCCCGTTAAAGGACCCTTCGATGCCTCCTCAACTGCCCCTGAGGGCGGGCTCAGGCCGCCCCCAAACCGTGATCCCGATGGCGGGCCTCGCGCCCTGGGCGGGCGGCAAGCGCCACCTCGCCCGGCGTCTCGCCGCCCGGATCGATGATGCCCCTCACACCTGCTACGCCGAGCCCTTCACCGGCATGGGCGGGGTCTTCTTCGCGCGGAGCAAGCGGCGCAAGGTCGAGGTGATCAACGACGCCAGCGGCGACGTCGTGACCCTGTTCCGGACCGTCCAGCGCCACGGCGACGAGCTGATCCGCTTCATCGCGGCGCTGCCCTTCGCCCGGGCCGAGTTCGAGCGCCTGCTGGACGCGCGCCCCTGCGACCTGACGGACATCGAGCGGGCGGCCTCGTTCCTGCTGCTCCAGCGCGCCCGCTGGGCCGGGATCCTGCGCGACCGCTCGTTCTGCGCGGGCGGCCCGGCCTCGACCAAGGCCCGCACGCTCGACGCCTGGCGCAGGCGCATCGGCGCCATGCAGGAGCGGCTCTCCGGCGTCGTCATCGAGCGCGGGGATTTCGAGGAGATCCTGGACCGCTATGACAGCCGGGCCAGCTTCTTCTATTGCGATCCGCCCTATTGGGGGCACGAGACCCTCTACGGCAAGGGCGTCTTCGCGAGGGAGGATTTCGAGCGGCTGGCCGCCGCGCTGGGCCGCCTCAAGGGGCGGTTCCTCCTGTCGATCGGCGACACGCCGGAGGTGCGCGCGATCTTCGCCCGGTTCCGGATCGAGGAGGTCGCGACAGTCTACACCGGCCACGACTGCCGGCCGAAGCCGGTCACCGAACTGCTGATCTCGGGCGGGGAGCGATGAGCGATGGCGTGGCTCTTCATGCCCGGTTGAAAATCAATCGGACCCGGTGGGATGCTGCTTGCCATACACAAGCAACAACTCCTTGGTGAGGCCTTTGTCATCAGGTACCTTTACGAACCGAACGTGCGCGCTCCGGAAGGCTGCCGAAACGATTTCGTCCTCGGTCATTTTGGTTGCAGCCATGATGTTCAGAAATGATCGCTGCCCTTGGTCCTCGGCCTGAGCCTGAGCCTTCTCCGATCTTAGGTAGCGTTCCAAGGCGTCCTTCTGGCGTGTCCTTCGGCAGAGATATTGGACGTAGGCGAAGAGTGCGACGATCGCCGTTAGGATCGCGCACAACTCCGCTGCGACAGATAGCCAGTGCGTCGGCATGGGACCCTCCGGGCTTCACCTCTCGTGAGAAGTATATGTGGCAACCCAGGGTTCCAAAAGGAGCTGCGCCGGCGGCCTCACAGGCGTCGGGTCGCGGGCCGCATCTGTTGACCGACTTGGTTGTGTTGAGGCGCTGAGGTGTCGCCTTGCCTGCGGCACATCGCGCGTGTGAAATCACGGAAGTTGACGTCGCCTGTGTAGGGGAAGGCCTATGGCCACAAGTCAGATCGAGTGGACAGACGCGACATGGAACCCGGTGGCGGGCTGCTCCATCGTTTCAGCCGGCTGCACCAACTGCTACGCGATGGCTATGGCAAGCCGCCTGCAGGCCATGGGCATGAAAAAGTACGCTGGCCTGACGAGGAAAAGCGGGCGCAGACCGGTTTGGAACGGCGTCGTTCGCGCGGATCGGGCCGCACTCGCGATACCGTCTAGCTGGGCGAAGCCCCGCAAAATCTTTGTGAACTCGATGAGCGACCTCTTCCATGACGAGGTCCCCGACGGCTTTGTCGCCGAGGTCTGGGACGTCATGAGGGCGACCCCGCGCCACCATTATCAGGTACTGACAAAACGGCCTGAGCGCGCCGCCGATCTCGTCGCGCGGCTTGGCGACCCGCTTCCGAATGTCTGGCTCGGCACAAGTGTCGAGGACGCCGCCGCGGCTTCTAGGCTCGACGCGCTTCGGCGGATGCCAGCGGCAATCCGATTTGTATCGTTCGAGCCCCTGATCGGGCCGGTTGGCCTGGTCGACCTCACAGGGATCCATTGGGCGATTGTCGGGGGTGAAAGCGGGCGAGGTGCCAGACCGATCCGCGAGGAGTGGATCGACGAGATCTACGACCAGTGCGTCGCGGCCGGAACGTCGTTCTTTTTCAAGCAGTGGGGTGCCTGGGGTAGCGATGCGAAGCGCCGATCGAAGAAGGCAAACGGCCGAAGCTATCGGGGCCGTGTTTGGGACGAAATGCCGTCCCAGATGACCGTCTAATAGCCGCCCGTGGTCAAGAAAGGATATAACTGGACCGGTGGCGCCGAGCTGGGCGAGCACTCTCGCCGCAAACACAAGATCATCCGCGAATACCTAATTGAGTATGTCCGGGTGCGCTGCCAGCTTCCGCAGCGAGCGCGCTTCAGGCTCGGCGTCGTCGATGGCTTTGCCGGCGGAGGCCGTTATGACGACGGGTCCCCGGGATCTCCGATCGTGATCATCGAGGCATTGCGGGACGCGGCTGCAGGTATAGCCGCAGATCGCGCCGCATCGGGCATGGCCCGCCTGAAGATCGAGTGCCTGCTGATACTCAACGACCAGCATCCCGAGGCGTATGGATTGATGAAGGAGATCGTCCCGCCGGTGGTGGCCGCTGCCGGAGCGGCCAACCCAGACCTTCGGATCGAGGTCGAGTACTTCAATGCCTCCTTCGCCGAGGCCTACAAAGCCGCGACACTTAGGCTCCAGGCGCAGTCGATCCGGAACGCGCTCTATTACCTCGACCAATACGGCCATGCCCACGTCGAACGTCGGCTCGCGCGAGAGATCTTGGGCTCGTTCGAGTCGGTCGAAGTGTACGTCACCCTCGGCATTGAACCTCTGCTGGCGTTTCTGCCTAAGCAGGATGACGTCACCCAGGAACGCAGGCTCGGCCGCCTTGGCTTGAACCGCGACAACCTAGCCGCGCTACGAGGGCCGCACAGCCATGATGGCTTCCTCGGGGCTGCCGAACGCTTGGTTTTCGGGGCAATGAAGGGCTGGGCCCCGTTTGTGTCACCCTTCTCGATCCAAAGCACCGATGGCTGGCGCTACTGGCTGTTGCAGTTCGCCAAGAACCATCGAGCCCGGCAAGTTTACAATGATGTCCTCCACGCTAATGGCAGCTTGGCGCACTTCGGTCGCTCAGGGCTCGACATGCTCGCCTACGATGCCAGGCAGGACGAGGCCTCGCTTTACCTGTTCGACGACGACGGCCGCGCCCGTGCGCGCGGTCAACTGCATGACGATGTCGGCCGGAAGCTAAACGAGCTGGGAGGCACAGTGATTGTCAGGGACTTCTATGAGGCAGCTTACAGTGCCACACCGGCGCACCATGAGGACATTGCAGAAGCTCTGATTAGGCACCCAGAGATTGCCATTCAGACTCCCCAAGGAGGTGAGCGCAGGGTACCCGGCACGATCGATGTCGATGACCGCCTCATCCTTCGGCCGCAGCGGACGTTTGTATTCCCGTCCTCAAAGCCTGGCGGCTAGGTGGCGAAGTAGATTACAGGACAGCGGCTTCGCAAAAGTGCTCCAGATTATTATGATCGAAAATCCGAAAAATTTTGTGCCGCTACATTCAGTTTTCATGGGGGTATCCCCCTCCCCCCCCCTTCGGTCGCCGTGTTGTGGGGGTGCGGAGGCCCATCGTCAAAGGCCAAGCGGGCCGCCATTCATGGCGCGGAGAGCCTGCCTGGAAGGCAGATGGGTTCGCAGCCACGAGAGCTCAAGGCGCGGGCAGGAAAGAAGTCCGCCAATTGCGGGTGAGTTGCCCGGCCTGGCCCGGAACCAGGACGAATCTGATGGTCAAGCCGTCAAGCGGCCGCGCGGCCGTGATCCGGGTTGAGCCGCCACACGGCTAGATTGACCGCGCCCGCGAAGCTGACCCAGACGAGATAGGGCGCGAGCAGCCACGCCGCGAGCGGGCTGACCGGCCAGAAGAGGGCGATTTGCGCGACGAGGCTGAGCCAGAGGGCCGCGAGGCCGGCAAAGGCGATATCCGGCCGCTTCAGCCCGAAGAAGAGGGCCGACCAGAGCGCGTTGAGGACGAGGCTGATGGCATAAGCGCCAAGCGGCAAGCCCCAGCCGTCGCCCAGAAACACGAGCCAGCCCGCGACCGCGTTCATCAGGTAGAGCACCG